ATGCAGGTTTAAATGGTCAAATACTTACAAGTTCGGGTGGTGGTCTAATGACCTGGTCAGATGCTAGTGGTAGTGTAGCGACCTGGTTAATTAACGGTAATAAGCTCTATTATAACAGTGGTTATGTCGGTATAAACATGTCGGACCCGAATTATGAATTGGACGTTTTGGGTCGTATTAACTTAGTATCTGGGTTATTTGTAAACGGTTCTGGAGGTACGAATGGTCAAGTACTTACAAGTTCGGGTGGTAGTACAATGAGTTGGACAACTGTAAGCAGTAGTGGCCCACCCATTTGGTCATTGAACGGTTCATTTGCCTTTTATAGTGGTGGTAATGTCGGTATAAAAACATCAGGTTCGAGTTATACATTACATGTAAACGGATCATTATATTATATTGCCGGGGGTTTTCAAGGTTCAGATGACCGAATAAAGTACAACGAAGAAGATATACCGAACGCATTATCTATTATAAATAAACTCAAACCACAAAAGTATGAGAAAATCTTCGAAATTCCAGATACACATGAAGGTACATGGATACCTACAGATGAAGAATGGGAAAATGTGAAGAGCGAGTACAAGTACGGCGATGAATTTGGTTTCATCGCTCAAGATGTTCGTAACATACCCGAACTCTCATTCCTTGTACATGGTGAAGAGTCACGGACTGATATTAAGACCTTATCGATTGAAGAATATAGTAACTTGACGACAGAAGAACAAGTTACATACACAATTTCGTACACCCATTATAGTAATACCATCACACAAGAAGAATATTATATTCTCACACCAGAAGAACAGGAAAAATTTGATACAATATACACTAAACAAATCGAAACAGAAACACCAATAGCTCTCAATTATCAAGGTTTATTCGTTGTTGCAATCGGTGCGATACAGGAACTCAAGGTGAAGAATGATATTCTCGAAACACAAATCGCCGATTTATTAGCACGCGTCACCGCGTTAGAATCTTAAAGTTTCACATTTACCATTCTGGAATATCAAAATGGTAGAAAGAGTACTTACTTACTTTCGTGGGAGTGTGTCCATAATTGCTAAGGCGATTACACCAGCAATAAAAAATAAAACAACGTAATTACATTCGGTATCCTCTCCGCCAGTAGGACTTTCACGTCGCTCCTGGACTGGGACTGGTACCTTTTGAGAAGGTCTCGGCCTTTCAATAGGGTCATCATCTAAGGGACAGTATCCTATCATTTATACTATAATTTACAAATTAATTTCGACCGACTTTTTCTTTCGAGCACCACCGCGTTTACCCTTGGTCTGGGTAACTTTAACTTCTCTCAATTCACTAAAATCATCCGTGTCGCCTGTGTTTGGCGCCTCCGCGATATCCGAAACATCGTCGTCATCATCGTCGCTTGGAGGTTGTGCCTGGATACTCGTCGTGTTCATGGGTGGTTTTGGTGGCATCATAATATTGCCCATAAGACTCGAAATATCAAACCCTGGTCCTTGCATTTCGTGTCGACCAGTACTCGAAGGTTCGGAACTTTGTTGCGACTTTGGTACTGTATTTTGGACCGCCGCCATCATACTTTGAACGAGTGCCGGGTTCTGTTTAATCACATCGTTCATGTTCGGCATGACCGATTTGAACATACTATTGGTTAGATGGAACATCATTGCCGAACCACCAAGCATCATAATAAGTTTGATTTCTGGTGCGACGTGCATTTTCGTTCTGTATTTTACGTATAATTCTTCGAATACTTCATCATAATCGTCGACATTTTCCATAACGTTTTCGGACCACCCTTCGAGTTGAATTTCAAAGGGGCTATACTTCTTATTCAAGAATTCAAGACCGGTCGTACACGCAATGAGCATACGTCTCGCAAATTTAACCGATTTATCTACGTCTATGCTATACGTAATTCTCTTTACCTCGTTTCTAAGTTCGTCTATAGGGGAATAGGCGTTTAACCGTTTGTTTACCGTAAAACCCTTTTTTTCTAAACGACCAAGTTTGTTTACAAGATCGGCTTTCTCTTCGTCTATAGTTTTAAATCCCGGGGAAGGTTTATCTTCATCTTCGTCCATAGAATAGCCACCCCCACCACCGTTTCCCATTCCGTAATCCATTTCAGGTCCGTAATCGTCGTATTCACCGTAATCAAGGGGGACTTCCTGGGGAGGTGCTGATGGTTGTGTTTGTTTATTTGGGTTAGCAAACGAATCCATATCTTCCTGAAAGACTTGTCTAACCGGGGGTGTAAACTGGGTTTTCATTCGCGCGACCTGTTTTTTTACAGGCTGATGTCTCGGAACTTCAATCTCAATTTCGTTCATGAGTGCCTGTTCACTATCATCAAGTTTCATAATATTATGTTCTCTACGATCAAGAATAATCTCACCGTCCATATTACTCTTTATATTGAAACTATTCTATTCTCTTTAACGCACTTTATAAAAATATATCACTTTACTATAAATGAAACTTAATTCTACCAACAGAAACACGATCCGTGCCATCGCTGTCGTCATCGTCCTCTTATGTATACTTACCAAGGTATGTACTAGTGGATACGAAGATAGTGAAGCGTCACAAGAACAAGAACGTAGAATGGAAAAATGGAAACAACTTAAGAGTGAGCAGGAGGAGGAGAAGAAGATGAGGAAGAAGAGACGGGATGCGATGAGAGGACCAAGCCCTATGTAAAAAATATATTGGTTTACTATAAATGAAACTTAATTCTACCAACAGAAACACGATCCGTGCCATCGTCTTCGTCATCGTCCTCTTATGTATCCTCGCTATGTTACGTACCAGTGGATACCAGGGCGCCGATATCGAGATTGAAACCATCAACACTGGTTCACTCTTCGACATTCCATCGACCGAAGAATGTCTCGCGAGCGCATACTACTCTAACAGTGTTGGAGGTGTATGTGACGGACAAAAACTCGTCAACGAACATTTGAATTATAAGATGAAGTAAAATATCTATTATATATAAATGGCGTTAGTCACCAGTCAATCAACTTTACCTAATTTCGATTACGAGTATCACACAATTAATGTAGATACATTAGGTCAGGCAAGTAAAAACACATTTTCGGTCTATATCCAACAACCCCTTAAAAATGTAGTCCAGGCTCGTCTCGTATCAGCCAAGATAAATACGACTTTAGTCTCTAACGTGTGTTACGTATCTATAGAAGAACTCAATACCCAGTTTAGTCAACGCGCGACGTCCGATCTCGAAGGTCAAACGAATTTATTAAAATTGAACAATTCGTTCGGGAGTATCATGAGTGCAAACACTTTACCACTCGTGTTCCGCGACGAATATCCAATCGTACACCAGTATATAACACCAATCAAGAAAGTCAGTCGACTCACGGTGAGTTTACTCGACCAAACCGGTGGAACTATACCCGGTGAAGATCTCGATAACTTTTTAACCTTACAGTTTATATGTAGAAAGCCCAATCTTTCAGGGGAGGCAGACACGCGTCGTGATAAGTAAGCTACATTTTAACCTTTTCTTAATATAAATGTCTTCTGGTATCGTTCAACTTATTGCCATTGGTGCTCAAGATGAGTACATTATGGGTAACCCAGATCATTTTTAAAGACAATTATCCAGTCGTACAACAATATTTAACACCCATACGAAAAATCAATAAATTAACGTTTAGTTTATA